CGCTGTGCTTGTCACGTTAAAGAAGTTCTCCTGTGTAGGCGGGTCTGTTGCTGTTGCCGCCGGAGTGACGATTGCCCGACTCGTTAAGAGCGGTTCGCCATCCAGAGCGATTGCCACGCTGATAGGTGCGGGGGCCGTGCCGCCATCAGGGATTGCGATGTTTCCGTTGAACGTGACCTGATACCTTGCAAAGCAGTTATTCGTGATACCACGGAGAGTTACAATACCACTACCATTGCGGTGATATACATAGCCTTTGTTGCAACCGATAGTTGTGTTCAGCGTTACGGGCTGATTCGGCTGCACGGTCTGAAAAGCATTATTCGTAAACTCAGCCATGATTACACCCCCTTAGAAAGAGCCGCCACATCCGCACCCGCAGCCCTGATTCTGATTGCAAGTGAAGATAGGAGTTCTGCCGTAAACGGGAGTAGTGGGAACAGGGCAGTTGTTCAGCCTGTTGTAAAGCTGATCTACTTCATTCGAGAAGCCCTGTGCGATGAAGGCATTCTGTGCGACCTGTGAAGCCGCGAGATCCTTCATGGCTATCTGCTGACGCAGAGCCGAGATTTCATCGTTCTTCGCGTCGATCTTGTCCTGGCAAAGCTGATCTTTAATGCTCTGAATGCCGGAGTTCACAAGATTGAGAATGCTCTGGGTGTTCTGTGTGCTGTTCGCACGGGTAGCACATTCTTCAGATGCGATGGTGTACTTCACATCGCTGATAGCCGCGCGGTTGTCGCATCCGACTTCCGCTAACTGCGCCTGAACTCCGTTGAATCCCTGTGCATTAGCCATCTGTGCCGCGAATGCTGTCTGCATATTTGCGATCTGTCTTGCGTTTGCTCCCTGTTCTACACCGTAGAAGCCATTGGCGAGTGCCATCTGCATATCTCCACAACAACCGCAAAGCTGTGTACTGAGCGATGCGATGCCATCACGTACCGATGTGATGTTATCGTTAATCATCGCGTCACGGAATCCGTTGTTGGTGTTTGCGTTGATGTTCTGCTGTCCGGTCAGGAGCCAAGGGAAATCGTAATTGCCGCCGCCAAAGCCGCCGCCGAAGCCGTTACCCCAACCGCCGCCCGCGAACAGGAGCAGAAGGATTATCCACCATCCATCACCGCCGAAACCGCCAAAGCCGCCATTACCGCCGCCATAAGCGGGGGCTACAGGCATGAAAAAGCCGTTTCCATTGCTGTTCTCTTCGAGTGCCATAAAAATATCCTCCTTCAATTTTTTAAAGGTTAGGGGCTATCCACGCGTTAGATAGTCCGTTATATAAAGGTGCGCTACCTCTATGTCATTGTTGACTTTCGGCATTTTAATCGCCGATTTTGCACAAATAATGCAAATAATGAGTTTTAATTTCCGAAAAACTGTTTTTTCATCTGCATAGCGCGGTTGACCTGTTCCTGTGATACCTGACCGCTGTTGAGCAAGTGCTGAACTATGTCTTGCGGATTGCTCGGCATATTCGCCGGGAGATTGAACCTCTGCGAGAGCACCTGCATAGGGTTCTGCTTGATCTGATTAAGCATCTTCATCATCTGCATAGGATTATTCATCGTCATAGTCCACCTCTCTTACGGGTTTCTTCCGTGTCCGATCTTTCAGGACAGCGATATCTTTCTTGATTGCCGCTATAACGTCCTCAAATGGTTGTAAATCGGTTTTAAGTACATAAGCCGATAAATCTATGTCCTTTTCCTTTGAGGGGCTTTCTGTGGCTTCTGTGACGGCGGTGGCTACATCCTCTTTTACAAGGCGATACCGCTCAAAGGTTGGACGGTCTAACGGGCTGTTTCCCATCGTCTTTGTATAAAAGGTGTTCGGCTGTGATTCATCGCGGAACGTCACGCTGTTGCCCGGTGCCACGGGATATAACCTAGCTTCGTTCTCGTTCTGAACACCGATAAACCCGCCCTGTGAGTTCGGCTGTGCCTGATATGCCTGTGCGCTTTGGCTCGGCTGATATGAGCCGTAAGGATTCGGATAATAATACGGATTGTTGTAATTCATAAACTAGCCCTCCAACAGTAAACGGGTACTTCATCGCCAGAATCCCATGAATCGTAATAATCGCCGTTTATGACGGCTACAACATGGCTTCCCGTACCCAACACGTAGATTCCTTCGGGGTGATCGTTCGCAAAATCTCTGACCGTATAGCAAGCCGGACACGTATTCGGAATCGAATAACGGATGTATCCCCGCTCTTTCAAAAACTGACCGATAACGTCATTGGAGTTCTCCATGTCTCCCATTTCACGACCTATGTGATACAGTTCATCGTATATCTCATACCATGAGCGATCTTCTGCGGCGGCTAAAGCCCTCACGGAACAATCGCCCTTGCGCTTGTGCTGTGGGTTCAGATTCAACTCTACAAACACTTGTCTCACCCCCTTGTCTTGAATCCATCATAGCAACAAAAAAGAACCTCAAACTACGAGATTCTTCTTTGTTTTTTGGGGGTAAATTGTGGGGAAATTGTTAAAAAACTGTTAGGTATCTGCTTTATTATCCCAATACTCGCAATCATAATCGGTAATAGACGCCGTACAGAACGGGAGCTTGCTTACAAGCGTCTTGCCATCCCCAAACTTAAAGCGGGGAATGTCAACATCATTGTCGGTACGATAATCACTATAAACGTACCACTTGCCTAATACAGACACTTTATCAGGCAATTCGGCCCATTCCTTTACTGTGTGTATCTCAGGAAAGCAAGGGCAATTTGCGTAATCACACATATTAAGTCCTCCAATTAAGAACTGTAATGATCTTCGTGCGCACTCTGCGCATAGTAACCGAAACTGTACTCTCGGATATGTTTAATTCCATAGCAAGCTGGATGTTAGATAAATCTTTCGCTTTCAGATCAAAACAAGCGCGCTCTAAATCTGTAAAGTTACATTGCTCTCGAAATAGTGTCAGTTCCGGCTTAGTAAATGAGGAAATTTTCATTCGCCCTCATTTCCGCCCTCTTTTGTCTTGTTATAGCCGATAGTGCTAACTCCGATAAGCGCACCCAAGAAGGTTGTAACGGCGGCAATAACACCACAAACGATATGGCTATCAAAGCCTAACACTTCGCCCAGCGCAAAGATAAATACATTCAGCGCGGGTAAGAAAACAACTACGATCCATTTCAGAATGTCATAAACCTTGTTCGGCAAAATCTGCATTACTCATACCCCCTTATTCATCAATAGTCTTTTCAAGAGCATCCACTTGCTTCTTTATCCCGTCAGCCCATCCATCACCGCCAAGTGATTTATAAGCGTCATAGGTGGCGCAAAAGCTATCATAATCGCTCTTTGATACTGTTCCATCAGCGAGTATTGAACGGCCTGTTGTCTTTAAGGCCGATAACAGAAGTAAACTCATTCCTGTTTCAAACTTATCCAACTTCTTCTTTTTATCGCTCCGCATCTGAAACAGACAACTAATCAACGTAGATATAACGCCACTACCTAATATCGCAATTACAATCTCCATGTCTACCACCTATCCTTAATCTGTCCACAACGCCGCCCAAGTCTTCTGACCGACAACGCCTAACCGCTTGATACCTAAATCCTCTATCGTTTGGAACTCTATCACGGCATCCTCTGTTTTCTTGCCGTAGTACCCGTCAATCGGGCCGGGATTATAGCCCTTCTTAACTAAACGCTCCTGACACTGTTCAACGTCTTTTCCGTGCATTAAGTCATCTTCAATGTACCGAAGCTCACGGGTAAGAACGGGAATTTCATCATCGAACCAATCAAGCCGACCGCCGATAACCCAATGACCTTCCGTCAGTTTGCGTTTCACAACACCATAGTCACGCCCACGAGATTCGATTACATACCCGTCAGCGACATAAGCGTTTCCGTCACCGATATATACACCAACATGAGTGGCATCCTTCTTCTTGTCGAATACAAGGTCTGCGGGTTGTAGGTCTTTCAGCTCAACAGGCGTACTCTTTGCCTGAAAGTCTCGCGCTCGATAGTCTGCGGTCTTGCTGATAATACTCAGGTCTCGCATGACTCCTACGATAATGCCGGAGCAATCACCAGCTCTTGACTTGCTCATATCCCATCCCTGTTCGTAGCACTTGCCGATGTAAGCGAAGTCTCGGCGGGTGTCGGAATCCCATAACGGATTGCCTTTACTATCTCGCCTTGCGTATGTCTTTTCCATTTCGTGTATGCGACCCACGGTAAGAGTCTCGGTGTACTCGCCGTTGGCTGTGCCTATATACACACCATGATTCTTGTAAACCTCAATCATAGCGTCACAAAACTCTTGCCTAGTAGCCATAACCCTACTCCTTTATTGCTTCAAACCGATACTCCTGTGTGATATAAGGGTATTTCTCCTTATCAACCTTTGACAAAAACATTTCTAGCGGTCTTGCATACAACAGGCTTGTATCATTGTGCGGTCTGTAGATAACCATTTCCTTCTCTGTCTCGGTATTCAAGGCGATACCTATTATCCGATAATATCCGCCCTTAAAATGCTTAAACAACGCATTAGGGGGTTATCTCTTGCCTAGTAGCCATCAAATACCTCCTTCATCCGCTTCACCCTCTTTCTTTTGTTGTTCAAATTCATGTAATATTTCCATTACACGGCTTTTTACATCAACCCAGCGCACCAGCTCTTTGCCTATATAGCGTCCTTCCCTGTCGGTATATTGCCGTGTAACAGGGATATTGTCGATTTGCTTAATAGCGTCTGTCAATGTCATGCACCTATTCTGAATTGCTTATAAATACGATAACGATGCGCCCATATCCCATGTAAGTCTGTCCGGCGCATTGATAACGCCCATCTGGTTGATACCAGCACCATCACCAGCCGCGTTATCTCCGCCAACTGCGGGATATTGTATATTGCTATTACTCCACCATAAGGTGTCGCATTCGTAAGAGCTTGACGAACCACCTTGCGTACTAACAGGAATATCACCGTATTCGCTCATGTTTGACGCGGAGATAAAGTTTCCGACATTGCCGCCGATAGACAATCCCATATCGTGATAGCTCGAATAAGACGAACTTTGTGATAAATTTGTCTCTGCATAAGGAGGCGTCATTTTTACCTTATAAACGCCATTATCCAGAATCAAGCCCGCCAATCTGTCACTCTGATCGCCCCAAACGCTCTCCTGATGAAAAGCCTTTACTTGATAATAGTTACTGGTGCGTCCGTAGAACTGTCCTTGTGAATTAAGCGTTCCCGTGTCTAACACACCATTGTTCGCTCCAGAATGATCGAGATGACCGCGCCCAAGTGCAGACTGACTATCGGTACTCTTAAAGATAAGCGTTATCAGGCTTTTTAAAAGGTTTCTCTGAGACCATGTTTTTGTAAACCATCCCGAACCATTAGCCTTAGCCATGCTGATCTCGTCCGCCGCAGTTTTTCCTGTTGTATAGGGCGATTGCCCTGAAATAGAACGTAACCGATTATTCCCGTCTATTGTGCCGCGATAAATGCTCATATAAACATAATCATGTACTATTCCGTTCTCGTCAGTATGTGCATAGGCTTTAAAATTCTGATTTATCTGCGATTGCGATACCAAAATATATTGATAATCACTATCTTCATACTGATAAAGCCATGTTAAAGGCATAGCACTCATGGCATTACCGGCATAGTTAATATTTGAAATGTCCGAGGAACTTTCATCCTCTCGTTTTGAATAATCGTCTTTCTTTAGACGATAATCAACCGTGCCGTCGAATTTTACCATGCAAGGATAATTGTCTGCGACAAACCAAATATCGCCCCAACTACCATAGCTGAAACTACCATTATTCCCACTAGCTGGTGTAAACCCAAAAGCGTCAAGAATGTATTCGCACCTAGAACTAGGATTAGAAGTATTCTTTGCAATCCTTATTCCATAAACCTTCTGTCTTTCGCCTATTGCAATGCGTTCTACCTTTGTAAACCTATAATAGCCGCGTGTATCATAGGGAAAAATGCCATAAAAGTAAGTTTTATCCTCTTGTATGTTACCATCAACCAAAGCTACTGAAGAATGAGCATTGCGGGTTGTACTATCTTCAAGAACTGTACCATCCCAACGATGAAAAGGTGCGCTACCCTCCTTTCTTACTACTACTGTTCCGTTCCACGAAGCCGGAACAGGTTCATTAGTTGAAATATCGGACGGGTCTTGCCATTTTAATTCAATTTGATTGTTAATATTGTCATATATTACAGATACATTATCAGGTTCATCTAATAACCTAAACCCAATATTGCGTATCGTTTCAACAAAATCTATGGCTTGTCCGCCACCGCCGCCGCCACCGCCGCCGCCGCCTTCATTACCCGATAGGTCGTTCAAACGGCTTGCAATGGTATTCAGACTTTCATCCCAGACTTGTGTACCATTAGCCGTATATGTATCTCTTAACGCCTGAACGCCCGTCATTCTACGCTCTAAAATGTATGAGTAGAAGTACGTTCCGTCGGGTCGGAATACCTTTATGGGATCTCCAACCTCATGCAGTGGATTGCCGATAGCAGTAAGCGTAAAGGGCGTATATTCATGTCCGTCTACCGCAGTGAAAAGGTCATCAGTTAAATTGCCTAACTCAACTGCGGAATAATCACTAACCAAAATGTTATTAGTAACTGTGAATATATTTTTATTGCCAACCCACGCCCACGCTTTCGCCGCTGTGCCTTTGGGAGTTTTTACAATTACCTTTTTAAACGGATAGAAAATTTCACCCTCGTTTACTTCCAAACAATATGACACGGGCATATCCGTTGTCAGTAGTGATGATGATATAGGGTCAACCAACGAAACATAACGGAACTCGCCTAGATTAGTGATTGTGCCAAACACACCGTTTATCTGACAGATTGACCTGATAATATCAGCTCCGCTTACCGCGTCGAGTGAAGTATCATCCTTTACTATCTTTAGCGTCTGTCTGATATATTTATCATCGTTTACCAATGTAACCGCTTCTTCTGTAATGCCGAAATTCGACATAAACGAAGCCCGGAACTGCGCTACTGTAACGCTTGTATTGTCATCGGGTAAAATGGTGTTATACCATATCGAAACGTCCGCATTTAATATGTCATACATAGCGTCATAAGCCGTGATAGTGTGCTTCTTGCGGTCTTGTGAACGTACATCCTCTGCAACCTTGAAAACGCCAATTTGAAGCATTTTAGACGCGTCGTGGTTGGGTATCAGGTACACCGTCAATACTGTTCCCGTGATATTGCTGTTGTCGCTCTTATGGACGGTGAACTTTATGCTTGCGGTGTCACATAAACCGAAAGTCAACTGCATTTCGGAGTTAAGACTCTGGTACAACTCGAACGCTTCTTGATCTAAAATGCTGTTGTCAATCAAAACCGTCTCGCCAGATACCGTATAAGTCGTGCCTGATACTGTCACCGTACCGTCCGTAATAAGTAAATCTTTTTGCGTTCCCTCTGTGAGAAATAACGTAGGGTAAGCGTAATTTATCATCACTCATTCCCCCTTATGTTGCGGTTGATGTGTTGTAGCCGATAAATGCAAACCTCACGGGATTGTAGCGAAGCCCGTTCGCGTCGGCATATCTGATTGAGAAGTTTACATCCGAAGTCAGATAGCACGTATCGGATTTATAAGCTTGTTCTTCCGGCATAAAAGCCGTGACATTGCAACTCTTTGCTACTGCACTGATAAACTGTGATTTGATGTTGGTAAGCAGTTCGGCAATCTCCGTGTCGCTCATATCTGGGGTTTCCCATTCGACCTTCATTGTGCGCCTGTCTGATACCGCGTCACGATGTAGCTCTCCGTTAGCGTCTCGGTAACTGTCAAAGTCAACTACCGACCACACACAACTGTAGGACTCTGCCTTGATAAACTTGAAGGGAACAGTATATGTGCCTATTTTCACTAAATAACCGTTGTTACGGGTATAGTACGTTGTTCCAACCTGAACCGTGGTGTCTGTAGTCAGATAGTAAACGTGAGTAACGGAATTGTACTCATACCATCCTAATGACTTCGGGTTTTCCGTTCCAACGGGAGTTATCGCCGTGTATGTTACATAAGCCATATATGTTCCCCCTATCGTTTAGGCAAATGCTGAATTGCCCGTCATTTTATTGTAATTACTTGCCTTTTTCCTCATTGCGATAAACAGATCATCGGTTGTTGCGGGAACGAAACCGTTCATGCCACCGCCGTTCTCCTGAAGGGCTTTTGACATACCCATGTAAGCCGCCTTGTAGATCGCTTCGGTCATTTGCTCGGTGTTGGCTACTGCGGAGTTGCCGCCCATTGAACCTACAAACTCAGGGCCAGCCTCGCCAGCGTAGAATAACGATCCCTGTCCGACAAGTCCACCGCCAGCCCTCTTAAAGATACTCAAAATATTGTTGAACTTTAAGCTGGAATGCTCTTTTTCAAACTTCTCTTTAGGGTAAAGCTGCTGCAAAATCTCTATATCCCGACTATCTAGTTCATTTCCGTTCTCCCAATTTTGGATAGCGGTTTGAACGTATGCGTCACCATATTTATCTATCAGGGCTTGCATTTCCTTTGAAACTTGCGTTTTTTCAAGGTTAGGATTTCCGATTATCTTATCAAAGTTCAAGTCCTTATTCATCGCAGTCTCTAATTCATAAAGCTCATCGATAAAGCCTTGAACCTTCGCTTGTGCTTTTTCAAGCGGCGTTGACAATCCTTCTTCAATCATTCTGCCGAAGCCCGAAAAATCAAGGCTTATACTTGAACCAAGCAAGAAACCTAAGCCCTTTAAAGCAATGGATAAACCAATGCCGCGCATACCAGGAACAAACAACAGACATATGCCTATCGCCGTAGCGATCGCAGAGCCAATCCTTATTAGCCTCCTAAAATCTTCAAACTTCTGCGTTATGGTATCAAACAATTCGTTCCAATTCGGATTCATCCCCGTTTCGGCAACAGATTGCAATACTATGCCCGACATAATCAACCCAAGACCTAAACCCAACTGTCCAGGAACAAACATCAGGATCGTACCGACCGCTACTAGGCCCTTACCGACTTTGGTAAATAAACCTTTGTATGCTTCAAGTTTTTGTCCTATCGTTTCTAACAAACCATCCCAACTGAAATTAGGAAGATTTTCAGCAAGTGATTGAAGCGTAACGCCAGCGGCAATCAACCCAAGACCTAATAACTGCTGACCGGGTACAAACAAGAGCATTAAGCCAATAGCAACTGACGCTTTACCCGCTTTACTGAGTAAGTCAAGATAGCCCTTAAACTTTCCGTCGATTGTTTTCAGTAACCCCGTCCAACTGAACTTGATCTTGTCGTGAACAAGGTTATCCAGCATTTTGCTACCTAAAATCAACCCAAGTCCAAGAAGTCTCTTGCCAGGAATGAACAGTAGCATGATACCGATAGCAAGTGCGGCAGCAGATATGGTGTCAAACAACTTCTCATACTGCTTGAAATACTTTTCGATCTTTGTTTTTAATTCCTTGTTATTGAATTTGAGTTCTTCGACCGTCCATTGAACGCCCTTCATAATGAGCGCAATACCAAGCAGCGGATGACCCGTAAATAGAAGTATCGTGCCAAGAGCCGCCATGCCGACAGGAAGGAGCGCAAGATCGTGTAACTCCTGGTAGGCCGCTTCAATCGTTGATGTAATGCTTTTCCATGTCTTACCAAGCTCCTGAAACGACGAACGAACAGGCTTTAGCTCGTACTTCTTAGTAGCGTCTTCTTGTTCTTCGTTCTTGCGCTTTTGATCGGTAAGGTTGTTCAGCTCGTCAAGACCCAACAACTGATGTTTATATTCTTTTAGGCTATCGGTTGCTTCTTGCCATTTCAAATCTTCAAGGATCGCGAACTGATACTTGTCCGAGCCGTTAAGTCCAGCAAACAACTCTGTTAAGAACTCTGCTAACTGACGGACTTTTTCGATGATCCACTCGATAGCGGGTTTAATAAACTGCTTGAACTCGCCCCAGAACGCACCGATCTGATTTATCATCTGTGAAGAAACAGACTTTAAGCGATCTAATGCGTTTGCAAGCCGTTCAAATCCTTCGGTCTGCTGACTATACAGATACGCATTCTTTAAGCCTTCTTCAAACGCCTGTGATATGGCCTTTAAAGCCGAACGAATAGCGCGGTATAAAGCAATGCGCCCGATTGACTTAAACAGATTACCTAGTTTCCCAGAGGTAAGCGTTATCTGCTTCCCAAACTTTTCCAACCACGTTGTTGCTTTGGCAATACCGCTCTGTGCGGTACTCACTATCGATTGGATTCTGTTCGAGATAGCCCTCATTTTTTCGGGATCAATCTTGCTGCCTGATGTTACTTTGCCGCCATCAACATCAGAGCTACCGCCGGAGCTAGTTTTTTGACCCGATTTGGTGGGCGGATTAAGGGCCTTGTTTACCTTGCTAATACTACTAGATACCGACGCCGAGCCTGTTGTTACCGCCTTTGCTTCTTTTAAGGCGTTCGCATAATCCCTTATTCCCGCTGCTAACGCTTGCAATTTACCAACGCCATCATTATCGATTGCTTTCAGAGCGATATTTGTCTTTGCGAGACTTAACGAAAGTTTATCCGTTAGTTCGCCCATCTTCTTATACTTCTCGGGATCGAGTTTGTTTATAGCGTTCTGTAGATCGGTCAGATTACGATTTATCTTGGCTCCGTAGCTCTGCCCGTCCTTGCCCGTCTTTCCTAACGCCTCGCGCACGTTTTTCAGGGAAGTAGCCAGCTTTGAAAGAGCAGAAGCCGCGTCAGTAGCAGAAGCCGATATTTTAATTTGTAACGTGTCTATTGTCGCACTAGCCATTACTCTTACCTCACTAATTACTGATTAGCCCTTACCCAATCAAGCGTCTTTTGTTTGTTTCGTTCTATTTCAAGCTGCTTCTCGCGCTCAGATAACGCAAATGGCTTATCGGGATATTGGCTGGGCTTATTGCCCTTGCCTCCTGAAAATCCATACGCTAGGCTCTCAATGACTGCGGAAAAGGCCCGATGGTTATATAAACCTTGAAACCACAACTCTTGATTGCGTATCTCGTTCCGTATCTCGTGCGAATCCCGATACACTTTGGCTAGTATGGGATCGCCATTCCAAAAATCATCTAACGACATCCCAATAGCCAAGTAATACGGAAGAACCTGATAGAACGCTTCTGTAAATGTTTCAGACGATGTAGTTGTCTCGTTTAGAACTCCACCGTCATTTTGGAGTTTTTTACGCTATCCTCAGAAGTGATAAGCGTGTTAAAGGGTTTCAGGTAAAGCTCTACAAGACGCTCGATCATGCCCTCGCGCAGACCGCCAAGCTCCTCATACAGAATCTTGTCGGTGTCCGCCTTGCTCATGTCGGGATGGTTCATGCGGAAGGAATAGAAGAATAAATCTTCAATGCTGCTCATGTTGATACCTTCCTGAAGTGCCTGAACCTTAAAGCCCCTGGCCTCTGCGAACTTAACAGAAGCCCTGTTGAAGTCCAACACGTAGAACTTGCCCTGTTCGTTTTTAAGGGTTATTGCCTTTACCCCGTTATTTGTCGCTGCCTTTTTTTCTGCCATAATTAAACTCCTCCATGTAGGTTTAGTTATTATAAAAACAGAGTTATCCGCGCACATGGTCACGGAAAAGGTGGCGAACCTCTGTCCTCTGTTTCTATCTCATATAATCGCCGTATTACGAAGCGGTAACAGTTACCAATACCTGACAAGAATCGCCGTTAGCGTCCTCGCAAGTGATGATCGTGGTTCCAGCTTCAACGCCCGTTATAGTTACGGTGCCTGAACTCTCCGAAGCGGTTGCCGCTGCGGGGTTAGATGAAGTAACCTTGATCGCGCCTGTTGAATTAGTAAGCGTAACCGTAGTGGTGCTTGCCTTTACAACAGTAGCGGTTGTCGCGCTGGGTGTGATCTGTGTGCTATGAGCAAGCCATCCGCCGTATTCCTCGAATACAACTGATCCTGTGATCGTGGACGCGCTATTTCCTGTGATACCGCTATTGCCGATCTGCTTAGGTGTTCCGCAGAAGAAGAACGACTTTGTAGCGTTCGGATAGCAGTATTCCCACCAGAGACGCTTGCCGCTGGCCTTATTGGTTTCTGCCTGTGCAACAAGGGTGTTCCATGCGTTGATCGCTGCGTCGGTGTGATTCATTGTGAAAGACTTCTCTCCGCCGGGGTCCTGTCTACCGGGAACGTAGCGAGTGATCTTATCCTGAATATCCGATACATCGATGGTCTCTAACGAAAGAGAAATCTCGGGTGCTTCGGTAACATTGGCGAGGGTTACAAATCCGCTCGTCGGCATAACTCCCTGAGAACTTTCGAAACAATATTTGACTCTCGCTCCGACAGTTACGATTTCATTCATGCCTATTTCCTCCTGTTAAAATATTTGTATTACTTTTGTATAACGAGCCGTAATGCGATAAATGGTACGGTCTACGTTCGGTAATGGTGAAAGCATTGTTCTTACAAACCCCATATTGTGCATACGCTCGTCTATCAGGTTTATAATCTCCTTTGCCTGTGTTTTTTTACCCGTTGCTTTGTTGCTATAAACGTTAGCCGTGTACATTAACTGACTAGCGGTTTCAGGCTCACGGGAAAGTGAAACGTTGTTCTCCATTTCGGAGTTATCATCTTCTACCAAACTGACGGACGGGAATGTTTCGGGAACCTCGACATACTCTCCGTAAACCGAAATAGTGCTATATCTAGCGCGAAGGGCATTGGCAACGTTGTTAAAAACGGTATTCTCTATGTCTACCATGTGAAAAATACCTCCTTTGCCATCCTTGGTACATTCCTTCGTGCCAAGTTTGCGCTATGGTACATGAACATCGTTGCCGGAATACCGAACGTGTGATAAGTCTGCCAAGTGGTTTGGGTTCCGTTACTCCAAACCCCTTCGTCAAAATACCACCCATTAGGATCGCTTCCGTGACCTTGTCCGTATGTACCGATACCACTCATCCCCAACTCTTGTGCAAGAGGATGAATGAAAGTACCGGGCGGACAATTATTAGCAACAACGCCTGTTCCAAATTCCAGCCATACGGCTGCTCCGCCAACTGAAACTTTTCTGCTTCGGTTATGCTCTCCGCGATCTGCCATCTTCTCAGTATGTAGTGAAGCAATTGTCTCGCCGCTCCATATATGACTTGATAGCTCGGTTCGAGCATTATCCTCGACCATCTGCGCCACATGGTCTACAAACACGCTTGTCTTGCCGTCTAAATCCTTTTGGTAAAGCTCCACAAGCCTGATAGCACGATCTAAGTCTTTCTCGCTTAAAGAACACTCGATCGTC